GCCGGTTTACTGGTATTTTGATGGTTGGCGGTCTTTAGTTAGACTGTTAACTCATTGAAATTTGTTCAAGAATTCTTCGGCGAACCCTTTGATGATTTTGAGGGCTTGTTGGTCTTCTTGTTCCGAGTCTTCGGGCGCGGTTCGTGTTTTGACCGCTGCTTTCGCGATTTTGCCGAGCTCGCTTCCGATTTCGCTGATGTAATCGATGTCGGTTTGGCTGAGTTCGGCTGGCTTTCCCTGTTTTGCTCTCCAGTTAATTTCGGGGAAGCAGGCATTGCAGATGACGTCGACGGCTTCACTGATTGTTTGAGCGTTAACCGTCGGGGCAGAGATGCCTTTGGCGATAAATTTTCTGAGTTTTTCTTGGTGCTGTCTGATGTCTTCCCGGATGTGGTTTGCACCATGTTCTCTCCAGGAGTTGTAGCTGGCTTCGAGCTCAGCTGTGTTTTTGTTTCTTGTGTTTTGCATTTTAGTTCAGGATTTGTGATACGGTTCCCGGTCGTCGTGATTACTTGATCTCCGTATCTGCCATCAAGTTTGTGTCCGTAATCATTCATGATTAGCACAGGCATTTGCAACGGGAAGCTGTCAACGACGCTTGCGATATCTTTGCGCATGACTTCATACTCTCCATCGGTTATGTTCAACCTTTTCAAAGCGGAAGCACGTATGAGGTCTGGATTTTCTTGCGGCCAACTCTGGTTCAATTTCCACATTTCATCAGCTCTAGCGTTTTTCACACTATTCAAACCAGAAGCAGAAGCAACTTTATGAGCCCAATCACTGATCAATGGGGTCATATAATCAGTGTTCAGGTATCCAATTGCTTTATTGTATCCGGCTTGCGCTAATGTCACATCCTTATTGAATGTTATGTGCAATTTTGGCAGAGTTCGTTTGATATCTTGGTATGAGTCTTTATGCGTCAGTGGATGAATGATTATCCTTCCGAGGAAGGGAACCTCTTCATTCACCCCGTGGGTCTCCATTTTGACTTTGAGTCCAAGTGATTCAGAGACATTGGCGATTGAATCAGCTAATCCAAGAACATTTGGGCTGAGTCCATCGTCGCCGGCATAAATTCCCAAATTTGCCCAGGCTACCTTACTATCATGTCCGATCTTTCGCAACGCACAATAAGTCACAAATGCATTGATGATTGTGTTGCCACAAGTCGTCAACGGACTACCACTGCGAGTTCCCCAACCAGCATCGTATTGTACTCCATTCTGGGTCTTCCCTTTAGGCTTAAAAACCTTGTTAAACATTGCAAGGAATTCCCTCGATGCTGCAGTAGTTAGTCCACGCATATAACACGGGAGAACAACTCTCGTTTGGAGGAATTTGGATACAGTTCCATCGAATCTTGAGTAATCCGTGTCTATTAGACCGTTTCCTCCGATTTCGCGGATACGTTCCAATGCTTCCGACGGTGTTTTTCCAGGGCCATACCATTTATGTTTCTTTAAGATCAGCTCTTTAAACTGAGCTGTAAATCTTGTCATACCAATGGTTAAGGCTGGTTTCATCGTCGTGATGACCCGGGGGTCACTCATAGCATCATATCCCTCTCCTTTGATGAAAGATTTAAGAGAGTTCTCTGGGTCAGGACCAAGTGTGTCTAAGACCAATTCTGCTCTTGCTCGCTGTGCTACTTTATCTTGCATGATCAATACCTCATCATACGACAATCCAGAAACGATTTTTGGTTTCGGGACGCACAGGTCAATAAATTCGTTGGCGAATTTCTTGTACTCAACTGGTGGTTCGACGTCATTAGCTACTTTTATCACCCTTCCTTCTATTGCGGCTACTTCATTGTTTTCGTTCTTGGCTGGAACCAGGGCCGGACATGTCACGAGTGGTGTCGCGAATTCCGCGTGAGGAGTTTTCGCTTCATAAATCGTAACAGGCCCTATGGCAACATAGGTTGAGTCAAGGCCAGTAGTGTGCACAACATTAGGGGGCAAATAATATAGCCATGGTAGTGTCTCACTCAGGAGTGTTGCTGTTGTTTTGGTATTCCTCAGGTACCTTGGCAGCTTAGGTTTTGGTTTCCCAGCCTTTGCTGCTTTTTCGATTTCGTCTCTTAGTTTCGATGCTTCGTCGAGTAGGAACACTTCGATGTCGCCGGCCACGGGTGATTTTGTGGTCTTTGATGAAATGCGATGCTTTATTGCACAGAGCAATTTAGCACTGACCAACTCACTGTGGGCAGACATGTTCATACCTATAGAGACTTCATCAAGGATCGGGTTGTACAGAAGATTGATTGGACCAAATGTGATCTCTTTATAGTTAATTCCATTAGTGTATTTAATGTGATTATAATATGGCCAAGGCGTCTTAGTCCTTGGCAGGATACTGATTACTCTTCTACAATTATCGCTATTGATTACTTTTTGTGTTATATCAAAGGTTAATAATGCAAAATTATCATCTATAATACTAATTGTATCGCCTTTATAATCCCATAACTTATGACTATAATTTCCACCACCACTAACTGTGTAATAAACTATATTATTGATTATTTGGTACTGATGTCCTCTGTATGCGTCATTCCCAGACACCTCGTTTGGCACGAAGGTGTACAACAACATTGGTTTGAAGTTCTTCAAGAATTTGTTGATATCGACATAATAATCTACATCCGTAAACACAAAGCACGTATTCTCATGTACAACGTCCTCTCGGTGTGGAACTCCCAAATCTTTCGAATTATAGAAGCTCCTTGAACCGGCTACGCCAACAAGATGGTCTGAGCTGGATAAGGATACCACGTATGGTTGGAACCCAGCCCTTTGTGCCAAATTGCATAAGGCGCTATTAACACTTGTCCGGAGTGCTGCGGCGCGTTGATGAGTGTGGTTTCGTGATTGGTGAATTACGTCAATATGGTCAAGTTGATGGTCAAATAACCTCCTCAGGTCTGGTACTCGCTCAATATGTTTTTCGATAATTGAGCTCATTGTACTAACATCGTAAAGATGCGACAATCCTGGTACGTAAGACAAAACCTGTCTTCCGAGTATGGTTATGAAATCAAGCGTTCTCTTGCTTCCAATACTGACATCACGATCGCGTATGTAGTTAATATTTGGACTACCGATATCATTCAGCAGAATCGCACTATTTATTAGGGCTTTGCATGTCAGCTTGACTGCCAGTCTCACTTTCTCATTTCGTTGAGTGTAAGAGGGCGTTTTGTCAATTATTTCTCTGATTTTGTAGTTTGCAATTCCTAACATCTTGTAATACGGGGTGTGTAGTGCTCACAATAAATTCCTT